ACTCTCAACTAATCTAACTGCTTGTTCTGATTCAAACTTCTCGTCTCTAAGACTATCAATAGTATTATAGATACCATCAATTGTAAGGTTCCATTCGTCTATCTGCTCAAGGTCATCATCTTGTGATGAATTAGATTGTTCTCTTAAACGATTGATCTCTGCTGTAGCGGCATCGACTGTTTCTTGTGTTTGGGCACGATAGTCATTGATGTTACCTTGTGCTTCTCTAACTGCGACTGAGGCTTCTCTACGCAACTCTGCTTCTCTGTCCCTTGCACTATCTCTAAGTCTATTGATTTCTGCGGCAATAGCATCACGTTCTGGTTTCTGTTCTTGTAAGACTCGTTCAGCCTCACCTCTGTTATCTGTTCTATTAATAAATCCAGTATCTTCTTCGTCTCTATAACTGGCCACGAGGTCATCTAAGGGTACAAGTTTATCTGTTTGTACTTGGATATCTGCTGTTAAAGAAGTTTCTAATGCTTCTAAGTCTCTGTCTAATCTTTCATTGATAGCAGTAATCTGTGTTTGGTTATAATCGATATCGGCTTGTACTGCACCTCTTGCACCACTAATAATTTCTTGTTGTTGAGAAATAGAACTAGATACATCAAACCCATCACCAGACTGTAGTCCATTAATACGGTCTTCAAGTATTTCAATTCTGTTTTCTTCTCTAGCAATCTGTCCATCGATTCTAGTTACAGTTGCAATGGCTTCTGTCGCATTACCAGATGCAGTATCATGTGCTTTAGATAAGAATCCAAAGATGCCGATAGATGTGATAAGCATTAATACTACAACAGCAATGCTTAAATAAGTCTTTAGCCACCAGGTAGCAATGCCCCAAAATCTATGTAACCAAACTGCTGTAACAAGTTTGCTTACCTCTAGCACACCTCCCATAATAATAATAGGGATAACAGCCGCTGAGAATATTGCGGCTAGGCCTGATACTGAATAGTAAATTGCTACACCACTTATAGTAAGTGCTGTCAATAAAGTCAGCCAGGCTATAAATAAATTCGCCTTCATGTTTTTGGGTTCCTTTGCATTTATGCTTTCGTCATAGTATTTAGCACGTTTCATGGGCTAAAATACAACTATTCTTGTGTACCAGACATAGCAGGAAATAAATGACCATAGGTGCGAAGAAATTCATTGTATGACATTGTTAATCTTCTAGGAATTCCTGGACCTTGTTGAATCTCATATATGATATAAGGTGTTATTCCTTCTATGCCCTCGCCCTCGATCAACCTATCCCTTAATTTGATTTCAAAAATCATAATGGAATCACCGTCTGGGAAAGTATGTTTTGTGCCTACTAATCCCTCAGGGATATGGGGAAGGTTACTCATTTAGTAGAGTAATCATTTAATTGAATGTCTTTCTGCATGGCGTCCCATTCTTCAAACGCATCTTTAGCATCAGCAACATTTTTTTTAAACTCTTCATCTTTAGATAGAGGCTCTGCTTTATCTATTACCTCTTGATCATAAGTAACATCAAAGCCGCCCTTTCTCATAGTCCACCAATCGTCTTCGTCTTGGTAGTCCCAGTCCATGCCATAAAAATCATTTCCATTCTTTTCGTAACCTAAGTCTTCTAGGTCCTCAACAAGTAAGTTCCCAGATGCAAGATCATCAAACATCTGTTGAATGTCTTCGTCAGATTCATTTGGAAATAAATCTTTTAAATATGCAACATCAATTTCTAGTGCATATTTTCTTTGTACTTGATGCCATTCAGACATCGTTGCATGAATTACTTTAGCCATATTAGAATCCTGATGTCCAATGAATATACTCTTCTTTGCATTGATATTCACCACAACAACATTGTCCGTTATCACTATCAATATAGTCGCCATCTCCTGGTTGTGATGGTAGCACGTCCGCTAAGGACATGATTTCTTTTGTTTCTGTATCTATTTGCATATTATTCTCCTTTATTATTCGCCTTCAATATCTATTCGTAGTTCCTCAACTGCGTCTTCGATGATTGATAGATCAGGTAGATCGTTAGAAACTTTTTCTACCTTTGGTTCTATTATTATTTGGCCTTGAAAGACACTGATACATTCATCAGTATCAAAGCCGTTATCTAAAAGATAGCACTCGCCTTCGTCTTGTACTTCTTCTATAAATTCTTCTAGTTCTTCGTCTTCTTTAGACTTGAAACCTGACCAGTCCCAATCGTCCCAACAGCCGTCCCATGAGTCAATCATTTCTGCTTCAGAGAAAGTATTCATCTCCAACTCATCTTCAAAATCGTCAGCCATTGCTTCGACTAAAAGTTCGACTTCATGTTCCTCTTGTGGAGTGACAAACCAGTTACCACTTCTCCAGCCTGTTGCTATGCACACAACATCATCAGTGTCATAGTTTTTAAGATACTCATACTCAACGTAAGACTTTTTGTACTTGTTACTTACTTGATAAGTTTTTCCTATTTCTATATTCATTATTTGTCGTCCCTAAATCTTACGAATCTTGGGAATCGTAGACTATATGTGCCATCTTGGTTTTGACTAATCACATCACAAAGTACTTCAGCAGTCTGACCAATTACTTCGTCTTTTGCTTCCCAGTATGAATCTCTGTCGCTGTCAGAAAAGCCAGAACCAACATTTACTTTTATAAATTTGCCATCGTCTGTGCCTTCACAAACTAATGCCCCTAATCTGCCCTCATTTCTGCCTGTACCTTCTTCAAGTTCTACAACTTCTAAGTCTACAGTAATAGTTGGCTTCCATTTCATCCAGAAGAGATTACGTTTACACTCGTAAGGTGCTTCTAAATCTTTGATCATAATGCCTTCAAAATCAGCATTGACCATGTCGTTAGCATATCTCTTAAGTTCTTTGTTGCCTTCTTCTGTGTCTAAATCAACAATGATATGAGACATAGTTTCTAACGAACTAAGATCAGTAAAGAGAGGTGCTAAGTTATTCATTGCTGTAACACGTTTTCTAAATTGTGCATTGCAATGTCCACGTTGAAAGTCTGCTAATGGCATAACATCGAATACATGAAATACTGTATCATCTGATTTAGCATTAGTTTTTCTACGTGCTTGTTTCATTAATTCATTGAATGATGCTCCAACAACTTCACCATCAAATACAAAACCCTTAGTGCAGTTGCCAATTTCATTGCCTAATAGTGTAATGATTTTTCTTACATTAGTAGTTACTTGGTCTTCAATGTGTGTGAAGTTTTCAAAGATTTTTCCGTTACGACTGTAACATGTTGCGACTGGCTCAGGATGATCATACATACCTGGCTCAAACGATACTACCATCAGAACTCTAACGCCATCTAATTTAGGCTCAAGTCTTTTAGTGCCTGACATTTCAGGTCTGCCTTCTGAGTTAGTAGCAAGTTGACATTTAAAGACTGGTACTTCATAGTCAGTCTTCTTACAAACTTTGTTGATTGTAGCAACTGAAAAGCCTGCACGTAAATCTCTGCGAATGACTGGAGCACAAAAGTTATTCCATTCATCACTAGAAAATTGCAGAGACATTTTTGCTACTGCATCGATAGCCGCATTACCTGTTAACTTGCGTTCTTTAAGTTCTTCTAATAAAGCAATGAACTCATTCCAAGGATTAGCATATTCTCTATCTGATTCCTGATTGTCTGGGATTTTTCTGACACCAAAGGTGACGTAAGGATTGTAACACATGCCAGCAAGTTTTAAAAACGTATCTGCATTATCACTGCCTAATGTGGCAGCCTCTAATGCCTGTGTTAAAACATCTTGTTTGTGAAGTTTTGAATTGCTTTCGTTTAACTTATGTATCCAACTTGCACTCATATGTGTCTCCTAAATATACTACTATTATACAGCCAGTCAGCCATGATGTCAAGCCTTTGGAGTGTAATTTTGTATCCAAAGTATAGCGTTTTCTCCCCAAACTTGAGCCGTTGCTAATGACTGCATGATAGTATCAGAAACACCTTGAGGTCCTAACAATACATATGTACATATTAGATACCCTAGAATAAACCCAATTATTAAATTTTTCATTATTTTACCTCTATTTTTTGAACTCTATTAAGTTGAGTAACCATTCCATTATCGTCTGAACGGTGACTCTTAACTGTGCCTCGAATATCTAAAATGTCGCCAATTTTGGAATTAATTTTAGATGATCCAAAAAACACTACTTCCTCATTTTCGGTAACTGCTGTTATAAAATAGCAATTCCATTTATGAGAAAGAAAACTTCTTAATACAGTGACTTTAAGGTCAACTCTGTCTTTGACTTTGCCAATCGATTTGTCTGTAGTTGCTTGAGCAATCTCTTGGTCTTGAACTTTACGAACATTGGCTCTTGTGTATGCTGAGGGCAGACTAGCAATAATAGCAATATCTAATTTGCTATCGAGCAGGTCTCTGTCTGCAATAGCCATTGCAGTCTTATCAAACTCACTCACATAATCATCAGTCAATAACTTAAAGGTCATTGCTTGATAATGCTGACGTACTTTGACGCCTTCATTTTTATCAGCAACAGTTAAATGCTTTGAACCTTCTTCTAAAAGACGATACATGATTTCACGGTTAGTTTCTTTTTTAGACCCTTCAGGAACAAATTTAATGTACTCTTTGTTTAGACGTTGAGCCTTACATGCTACTGCCCAAACATCATTTGCTGAGTAAGTCATAACGTTTTTTGCTGATTTTTTGGCAAACATTTTTTATGCACTCCAGTATGATTCTGAAAGAGTTGACATGTAGTGAGGAGTATTGATTCCCTCAGTTACAGTGATTTTTTTACCAGTACCTGGGCAGATGCCAGTCTTAGTAATCATTGGTTCGACATAATCTTCGACAGCAACAATCGTATAAGACGATGCAAATTGCTTATGAGTAAGATTAAAATGAGGCTCAGTAGCATCACGGTATGCATTATGCATCGGAGCCATATATTCTTTTTCCCCATTTGCTACACATTCAGCAACTTGATCATATGCTTTTTGGTAGTACTTAACAGTTCTAGTGATACCTGCTTTAGCGGCACCTACTGTCTTGTACTGAGTAGAAGCATAACTTCTTTTGTTAGGCTCTCTGTGGATTGATTGATCTGTGTTGTCGATGATTAAGTACATAATTTGTTTCCCTGTCTGTGTCATAATATAAGTATATTATACTGCCTTTCTTACCCAAAGTCAAGCCTTTTTTCACATTTTTTTACGAAAACCATACATTTATTGTCATTCTTGTGCCTCGTGTGACCTTTTTCACATGGTGAGGGTACATAAAATTCGATGGAAACACTACTGCTTCTCCTGTCTTCAATTCTACTTGATAATCGTCAAGTAAGATTAACTCGCCACCTTCATAATCATCATTTAACATTACAATAGATGTCAGTATAGGGTGTTCATTATCATGGGAATGATCATCATGTTTCTTCATTCCTACCCCTTCTTTGTATCGATTGATACGTAAAGACTTAATGCCTGAGACTAAGTTACTAGGTCTATTGTCAATCTGAGGACCTATTTGAAGGCTATACTTTCCTATTGATTTAATCAGTTCATGTGTAATCATAGATTCTAGCAAAACATCTGTATCACAATACTCTACGCCCTCAGAGAATCTTGGATTATCTTCTTCAAGTCGTTTTCTTTTCTCTGTGTCCTTCTGATTAACAGTAAAGTTTCTATAAGAATTATGCCATTGATGATCATGCCATGTCAAATTATTAGTTGCTGTTACGATCTTTTGACACCACTCAGGAGTAAGTGTTTGATACACCTTAATGTAGTCTTTAAGATTCATTCCTTGCTTAATCATAAATTGGCTCGTATTGTTCAAATAATCCTGTGTACCAGTATTTAAGTATTTTTTCTGCAGGTTTGCCTCTGATCGATTGTGAGGTACTTGGGAATGCTTCAGTGTGTCCGTCATGCATCAATGTATCTGATAACCAATACCCAGTACTAGTCGTAGTCCCAATAAGATCAAACCATGTTTGTCTATCGATTGCCCTCAACACTCCTTCATACCAAAGAGCCTGTGCTGAAAAGTCTGGTTGTACTTCTCGTTGAATACAATCATATATTATGTTGTTTAATATACCTTCGACACAAAAGCCGTCTTCTATCCATCCCCTAGATAAGAATCCCATATGACTTTGTGCAAACAAGTCAAACATGAATTTATGTTTGTTTTCTTCATAACTAGTATAGTCACCACAAACATGTCCTTGCCATTGACCATCATAACAGTAAAATGCATTGTAAGCCCGTTCTATGTAATCATAGGCTCTGTTATCTATCATATCGACAGTTGTATCTTCAAGTTCATCATCACCAACAAACATTGGAAATCCTAACTTAATAATATCAACATTATCCCATACTCGTCCATCATTCCAAGTTATGCCTTCGCCAATAATTATCTTACCATTGAATCTACTACGAACACCGGCAACGATTGTGCTTAGGCGTTCCATATAGTAATTTCGTAATTCAGTCTCTTCTTCAAAAGTTGCTTCTCTATCTAACCCTCGAAAGTCTATCCACATTGCTTGCCAATCAGCGGCTAAGGCATCAATGCCTATAAATTCTGCTCTGTCTGCTTCCCAATATATATGCTGTTCATGGGCATCCATGATTTTAGTAAGCAATTCCATATCTACTAGAACATTACCACCAGTCATTGGAAATAATAATCGATTCATGTAAGTGCCGTTTGCATCAGCCACTTCCATATTGAACTGCCAACCATAGTGAACTTCCATACCAAACTGTTTTGCTGTTTGAGTAATGAAATCAACTTCTTCGTCAGTTATATGTTTAGTCGAATGGACAACTTCCCATGTTTGTTTGCTATCGTCCCAACGTCCGAAGTTATAAATTTGAACTGACGTAACTCCATGATCTCGCAGTCTTCTTATTGTTTCTCTGTACATTAAACGTATATACTCAGTTCTAGTACAATTAGCGACCACAGAAGGTTCTTTTGATTTGTAAGTATCGTATATCCATCCTAGCCCATAGTCTTTAAGACCAACACCTTTAATGTGATCGTTACCAAAGTAATTCTGTGGTTGTTCATAATCAAAGTCACCTAGATAGTCTTTTTCTATCTTTGCAGTGTGCGGGTTAGTGCATGATCCTTCACTATCAGTTTCGTTTACAGTTATGTCTATAGTCGCAGTTGCCCCTGAACAATCAATAGAAAAGGTATAAATGCCGATGCCATCTAAAGTAACAGATTGACTGCCGTTGAGTGATTTAGTACCAGACCACTCGCCTGATGCTGTGCATGTAGATGCTTCGGAAGAATTCCAATGCAATGTTGTGCTATCTCCCTTTACGACTTGATTAGAACTTGCAGAAAATGACACTGAGGCTGTAGTATTGTTACCACCATTACCAGAGTTTCCGCCTGCTGATGCACTACCACTAATAGCCGCCAATGCAACATCAGTTCCTCCACTCCCACCACCTCCACAGGCAGTCAGTGCTATTGTCATAATAACTGTATATAATTTATTCATAGCCATAGTTCTCTGTGTGTGTATAAACTATTATACGACCTTTGAACCTGGATGTCAAGCCCAAAGTTACCTTTGGGCTATTGGGGGATTGTTAAACTGAAATTGAATGTAGTGAGAAAATTATGATGTATAGACATATTGACCCAATAAATGCGAAGCCTATGCTTTCACATATCTCTCCGCCATTGCATCCAAATAAACTATCACCAAGTTTGCGTATGATTTTCAAGTCTTTTACTCCTGTGTGTGTTGCCAACCTTTGAGCAGGACCGCCCTGCATTTCTATTTATACCAAGTATGACATTATGATACATTTAGTAACAAAAAGTGTAGTATCTTTACACTTTTATGTACATAAAAATGTCATACTTTGTCATACATTATTTTGTGGCTTCTAAGTATTCTCTTAGATTGCCATGTAAAGTAATCATCATTGCTGTCTTATGATCATATACTCTAATGAAAGGTTCGCCCTTCTCTCCCCTCACTTTATGCACACCTAAATAATAAGGACATTTAATCTTTTTAATGATTTCTTGTATAAATGCTTCTGGTGCAACAATTCTTCGTTTATGCATTGACTTAGGATTAAGTCCTAAATCAAAATCATAGTGTTCAAGTTTTGCTAACTTAAACATGTTTAGTCCTTCATCGTTAAGTCTTAGTCCTTGTCCGCCTCGTCCAGTTAGCCACCATTTAAAAATGACTTGATCTATTGGTATTGAATGATAAGGCCCTCTTGGTAGGGCATCTAGTACTGCTTCCGTGTATTGCTGTTTATTTTTCGGAGATGTCATCCGGATATACTATTCGTCCGGCATTTAAGAATACTACAGTAAACTTGTCAGTTTTAAATTGAGCATTTAATTTACGACAAAGATTCCTTGCATGACCTGGATTAGAGAAACTAGTCTTTTTGTATTTTGGTGCCGCATCACTTGTTAAGTAGTGAGAAGATTTTAAATTGATTGGTTGACCGTCATAGTACACAGCCCAAATGCCAGATGCTTCGATAATCTGATCGCACTTATATGTTTCTTTGTCAACAAATTCCAGGATGACTGATGGTTGGCTTCTACTCATTTGAAGGATCCGCCTTTAACTTGTACCGAAATTGTTTCTTCATTCGTTTTATTCTCGTTATTGAACTCATGTAAATCTGCCAACAAAGTTGCTATATCGTTTCTGAGTCCTCTAGCCTGATCAATAGTCAACACAACAGTATTGTTCTGTGTACTTTCCATAACCGACATTTTATTTATAAAATCCTTAATATGTATCATTAGTTATCATTATACTATATTTATCTGATTTTTTGCTTCATCTTTAGTTTTAAAAGGTCCGTTGAAGGGATATCTTTGTATAAAAATGTATTTTGGACAAAAGATAACTTGTTCTATTCCGTTATGTTCAACTACAAAATACCCTGCGGCATGGAAGCATTTACTCTTTTTAGTCTTTGTAAAGACATGCAATCCACGTTTAACATCGAACACTGAATTATAAGTTCTAGCAGTTGTAGGATATTCTGGATAAGGAGTTGTTTCTGGCAGTTCAGTTTTCTCTGGTGTGATAAACTTTATTTTAGTTTTCTTCTGAATATCATCAGTGGTTGCAAATTCAAATACATCATTTTGCAATGTAACGTTAAACGTTCCTATATTATTTGCACAGACATTTCCAACTTTATTTTTCCCGTCTGTTAAAATCCAAAATTCATCAGTAATTGGCTTTGCGGTTAATTCTACATCTAATATCATTTTATCTCCGTTAATGTTGTTATTGTTAGGCATGAATGTACCTTCCTTGATATGGTGTGTTCAACCATTTAGCATAACTATCTGCTTGATCACTTATTCTGTTAAGTTCATACTTGCCACAAAATCTCATAAAGTGTACACCAACTTGTGGTATCTCTTTATTACGTTCTAACGCCTCTTTAATGCTATTATCAGTTGCATCTCTGAGTTTAGTCGGCTGTGCTGTAAGATCAATCAATGTGCGATTGCGTTCATAATCATCACGTACTCTATGTTCTTCTTCATTGTGATCTACCCAACGTTGTAACATAAGATTGTTCCAGTTGAAACCGCCTTTCTCTTTATCAGCATAGGCTTCTAGTAGACCTGTCTTGTTCTTAGTACCCTTCTTACGTACACCTGGATATGCACTAAACACATTATCACTAGTGTCACCACGCATACACTTCTCAAACAATAGATACTGAGGGTCTTCTAATGTCTTATGCTCCTGAGTCTTTTTGTCAATGACTGGTCTGCCTTTATCATCAAAGAAGCCGTCAATTGTTATTAGATTTTTAGCAACACCATTATACATGTGAACTGATTCAGATAGTAATTGATAATAGTCTGTGTCAGTTGAAAGAATGATGTGTTCATCATCAGGATGCAATGCAGTGAAACGTGCTATGCAATCATCAGCCTCTGCATTCGGATCACGTAATACTGTTACATTAGTTTTCTCAGATAAAAATGCAATCAATGTTTCGTATGTCTCCCAGAACATTTGACTTTCTTCGACTTCTGCTTCTGTCATGGCTTGCTCTTTGACTTTACGATTTGCTTTGTAAGGCTTGTAAAAGTCTTTACGCCATGAATGACCTTCTAAACAAAAGACTACATGATCAACGCCATAATTGCGGACTGCTTGATTAACTGACCCTAGAGTCAGATGCAAAGCCATGCCTATCTTTTCCCATGTATTAG